CGCCACGATTGAGCCAGCTACGTTTAGCGATGTGCCTGTGTTGTTGGGGTCTAGGAAGAAAGCAGTGTTGCTTGCATCACTAAAAGAGCTGGCGTAAAAAATAGCTTCGTAAGCATTGTCGTAAAGCGCAAACCGCTTCCACGGTTGGTCACTTCCACCCGTCTTGCGACGAAGGTAAACATTGTCTGCGAAAAAATCGACAGCCAAAGTTGCGTTGTAGTATGTATCAGCGTCACCATGCGCCAAACGAAGGGCATAGTGCCAACCCGTGTTTGGATTGAGCGTTGAATTTCCAACTGTGTTCCAGAATTGAAGGCCATCGTTGTTTGCGCCTGTGTGGTTGAACAACCGCTGTGCGTCACCGCTGATGCTTCCGTTTATGCGGTTGGCAACGGTTAAACTGCTTATGTTGGACGTAGATGCAGGGTCAACGTAAAACGCAGTGTTGGGGCTGTCGTAATATGCACCAGCATACACAGCATTGACGCCAGTGATGTCCCCGCCACCCGCGCTGATACCACCATACAGCCAGTTATAACCAGCCGAATAGATACCGCTTGGATGCCACGATGCAGAGCCAGTGCCTCCTACGTTACCGTTGCCTTGGTAAGAGTAGGACACCATAGCGTTAGTTATTGAAAAGTTGCCGCCATGAGTAAGCCTAGCACGCATACCTTCAGTGCCGTTTAAGTTGCCCCAAAAGGTAAGGTCATCAGTGCTGTCAATGCCAGTGAAACCTATTGCCCAGTTACCGTTAGAGTTGGCGTCATCACGGGTAAAACGGATGCCACCCCAAGTTGACCTTGAAGGAACCCTGACGCGATAACCTTCTGACCATGCTGCGCTTCTGGCGTAGCACTCCATGTTGCCATTAACTTTAAGCGCAAGCCCTGTGCTAGTTGGGTCTAGGTAATATTCACTGTTATCGCGGTCACGAAATACGGTTGCAGCAATTTCACCGCCGACATAAGTGGTGGCGACATTATACCAAGAGAGGTAAAGATTATTTCCAGTTTTGGCATCAATATGAAAATTACCATTTGACGCAGAAACGGTGCACATATCGGCAGCGCCGCCGTTACCGCCCAAGCGCGTATATTGACCAGATGAGTTAGGCCCAACTTTGAAGCCATCAGCATTAGTAAGTTCAGCGCGAATTGCGGTTGCGCGGTTACGAAAATAATGCGTGTCGTTGTCGTAATAGTTTGCTGGGTCTGCGCCGCCCAGATAAAGTCTAACGCCGTTATCTGGTGACTTAAAATATAGGTATGAACCGTCAGTCAGCGTAATTGCAGAAGTGCCATTAACGTGTTGTATTGCATTTGCGCGAACAACATTGAGCACTGATGTGCTTGATGGGTCGAGAAACCAAGATGTGTCGGGCGTGTCATAAAAAAGTGGAGCGCGGAACGAGCCACCCGCCGTAGCGTAAGCCGTAAAATTGGCAGTCCCGTCAGTCAATTGCATCACGTTTAGGTAACTGTTGTTCGCCGCATTAGGCGTTATGAAACCAACATTATTACGGAACAGAACCTCACGGCCTTCGCCTTGCCCGTTGAAGCTCCCGCTTGCGTTTCCGCTAACGTCAACACCCATAGAAATTGTGGTCAGATATTCGTTTCCAAGGACAAGTGTTCTGTAGCTGGACGAATAACCGAAGTTTGAGGTGTATGCAGCCTTGGTAGTGATACCAGAGCTATTACGAAGATACATAGTGTTAAGGACGCTATCGCCAGATGGGTCAATAAAGTATGCGGTGTTGGGGCTGTCGTAAAATATAGGTGCGCGAACATCGACGCTGTTGGTTGCAGACACATCGCCACGCATAAAACGTGAAAGGTTAATCTGCTGCTTCTTCGTTCCAGTAGGCTCTGTCGAGTTGGAGATAGCCGTCACACGATTGCGTGTAATCGTGTTGTTCGTTGGGCCATCCATCGCCATTACGTTGACGTTAAATGAATTCCAGTAGCTTATGCGCGGCCACCAGAATTTCAGCACACCGCCTTCTTCAAAGACTTTTATGTAGGTAGCAAAATCTCCACCATATGAAATGCCCGTGTAGTTTATGATGGTGTTGTCGTATAAGTAGCCCTGCGCCACAACCTTAAATGGAAGGTTGCTGGCACTGTAACTTTTGCCAGTAATCTCAATTAGAAAGCTTTCACCCGCAAAGCCTGTCGCGGGAATGTCAGTTGTGACCAATGTGCCATTAACGAAGTCGCTGCCCGATTGAAAGCGCGTTGTCCAATCGCTGCGATATACAGGGCCAGTGTTAAGCGTAAGGTTGTTGAGGTTTGATGTGCCAGCGGGGTCTACATAATATGCACCATTGTCCATATCGCGGAAAATTGGCGCACGAAGTTCGCCGTCAGAGTTTAAAATTCCTGGCCAATAAAGAATTTGGTCAGTCCGCATTTCAAGGAATTTGCCGACATTCCCGCTGATGTGAAACGCAATGCCAGTAGCTGTGCTTCCGTAGCTTTCAGTCCACAGCGCAGCCGTTGTGTAATTTCCAGCGGTTTGGTTTTTGGCAAAACGCCCTGTTACACCTGTCAATGTGCCATCAAGTGTTAAGCCGCTTATGTTTGATGTGCCAGCGGGGTCAATAAAATATGCAGTGTTAGGTGTATCGCGGAAAATCGGTGCGCGAAACTCATCGCCAGCCGAAACTGTTCCAGACATTGCAAAGCCAGAGCCTATTTGCTGAATGCGGCTGTCGTAATCCTCACCAATGGTATTCTTAAAATCAATATAAGGGTTGCCAGCGGCGCGGACAATTTCAAGGTTGCCATCAAAGGCAATTTGAACCTGATTGTCGCCGTTATTGACGGTTATGCCATTGCTAAAGGTTGGGCCAGATGTGCTGGCTGGCGTGTAGCCAAGGGCAGTCGCAATGGACTTCTTTTCCCAGAGGCCAGACGTTGTGTTGTAAAACAAGCCATCATTGTTGGCTGGATTTTGCGCCGATACATCGTGCAACTCATCCATCTCATAGCCGTTTTGCACTTTAACAAATAGCTTGCCATGTGTCGGGTGAGCGTGTTCTACTACAGCTATGTAAACAAGGTGGTTGGGCGCATAAGGCTTGGTTGCCGTTAATGTTCCCGCTGTGGTTGGGCTTAAATACAGTTGCTGCCCATCAGTGTAGGCAGATGTATTTACATCGTCTAACGAGCCAATAAGCGTAACATTGCCAACCGTGTTGTTTGGCAAGTCCGCAGATACCAAGCCAAGTGTCTGCGCTGATGTTGCGTCACTTGTGGCAATGGCCTTAGTTACAGTTGGATTTTGCCCAAGTGCGCCATTGATGTAAACAGCCGTGCCTTTAGTAAGCGTTGCGCCCGTGTTGTTGCGGACAGGCAAAAGAATGGTGTTTGTAGTAGACGCAGTGCCGCCTACCTCAACAATGCTTTCTGTGCCATCATCCTTTTTGGTGTAAACCTTACCATCATAGGTATTGATAGCCAATTCACCCAATGCAAGGTCTGCAATGCTTGGTATCTTTGCAGGAACGGCGCTGCGCTTAAACTTCAATAATGCCATGTGGCTTCCCTTTGTCGCTATATAGCTGGGTGGTATTGTTTAGAACGTGCCTAGGTCAACAGTCCCTACAGCTAGTGTGATAAAGTTGTTGCTGGCATCCTTAGTCATTTCCATTGATGCATTCATGCGAAGAACGCCGTTCGTGCCGTCTGTTCCCCATAGGTAGCCAGATGTGCCGCCAGCGACAACAGCGACCTTTTCGTCAGTATCGCCGTTAGGAATGTTTAGCGCCGTCTTAAAGTCGGCAATAGTAATCTTCTTTTCTTTAACGCCTGTGCCACTTGCGTCATGTATCATTAGCAAATCGGCTGCACCGTCAACAGCGCCGATAGCGCCAAGGTCATCCACGGCTGGCACAATAGACCGTGAGGTCGTTGCGTCAATGGCGACATGAAGGGTGGCCCTGTCTGTAGTAAAATGCTGCTCACCAGCAAGCATTCCCGTAGTCGGTAGGTTGGCCTTTAGACCACGTTTAATTTGAATGCGTGCCATCTTACTTCCCTTTAATTAAACGTGCCGCCGTCTAAAATACCAGCACTGTTTCGCCAAATTAATGCGTCCGCATCATATTGCAAAATATCTAAATCGTTAATGCCTGAAATTGCGACATCTTGCAATTCTGATAATGTAGTTGCGCCACCGCCGCCGCCGCTTCCGCCACCACCAAAAAAGCCGCTTGGCTTGGCAACGGGTAGCTCTATTTGTGTTTCTTGCCCGTCAGTGAGCGTAACCCAAAAAGATTTATCGTCGCGTTGTTCCACAAGAGCAATGCCAATGCCATCAGCGCCAGCGGAACCATTGCGACCATCGCGGCCATTATTCCCATCGCGCCCAGCAACACCATCAACACCGTCAACACCATTTCGCCCGTCACGGCCACGCAATGTCTCACGGTTAAGGTCAAACCATATATCGACGGCAGCTTGTATTTCTTCATCGCTAGGTGGCCTTCCCTGTGCGCCTTCTTTTCCGTCTGCACCATCAATGCCGTTTGCTGGCTGGGTAATGTTATCCCGTAGCCAATTTTCAGCAGCGTCCTTGATTTGCTGGTCACTGACAGGTGGTGCATCGTCGCCCCTCTCCCCTTGTGGGCCAGCCTCACCTTGCGGCCCTTGTATCATTGGGCGTGAAGCTGCATCATTGACGCGCAGATTAAGCGCGGCAACAGCCTCGACTAGCGAGGTGACAATTTCCTCGCTGATTGCCATTTAGAGGCCAAGCCTCTGACGGATGTTAGCCATTAAGGTTTGTTCTGCCTCATCGTCGCTGTTGTCATCCTCTGGTTCATCCACAACATCTTGTGTAAAAGATGGGCCAGCGTCAGCCAGCATAGCTTCGTATTCTTCAAACTCCATTTGTGGATTTACAAGCTCACCGCGCTGGAAGTTGTCGAATAAAACCGACAGCGGCATTGCATCGCCTTGGTATGCACCCATCAATGCGCTTACCATCTGTGGAGCCATGCGTGCAGCGCCAAAGTCTGTGTTGAGGTTAAACTCTGCGTCCTGTGGTGCGCCAACCCATTCAGCCATCCAGTTAAGCGAACGCTGTATGGCATCTGATGCAGAACGGCTAATGGAAGCCAGCACTGACCGTTCACCAGCCGTGCGAAGCTCTATCGTGCCAAAGGCTTCTGCCGTGCGCTTGTCATCTGCTAGCATTCGTGCGCCAAGCACAGCCATGCGCTGCTCTTTGTCTTTCAACGCCTGTTGCAGCGTCTTTAGGCCATCGCCCTTAAACTCCAAAAACTCTGCTTTTGCTGAAGGGTCAGGGAATACCCATGCGCTCATTGAGCCAATGGAAAGCGTTTGGCCTTCCTGCAACTGCACGCCAGCAACGTAAGGTGTCGGCAATCCAGTAAAGTGCAAGCCATGCTCATAGTCTGCGCTGTTGCGGTAGTGGGCAAGGTTAGTGTCCACAAGGTCAAGCATAGGTGGCTTGGTCACTGTGGTTGCAACACTGTTAGCGCCTAGCACCATAAACGGGATATACCGCATTGGCTGGCCCTGTTGCAGCGGAAAGGTTTCGCTGACCAGTTCGTTGTCATCGCTGATGATGCGGACACGATAGCCTTGTTCTGTCAGGTCAAGCACGCGATACTGCGTTACATCTTCCGTGACAAACTCATCTTTTACGACCTCAACTACCTCACGCAGCACAACCATAGTCAGCGTTTCAGCGCCGTTGATGTAGTTCGTGCGCCAGTTAATAATGCTTTCGGCAGAATACCAGCGCAAGAATGGACGCACGTTTAATGCTTCAGCTACCGCGACAGTCAAATTGGTTGGCGTGTTTGACGGATAGTCAACCATTATGCCCACGCGACCCACGGCAATCTGTTGCTCAACAACTTGCTCTGAAAACTCCCGTAGGTTTGTCCCTGACAGCGTTATGTCATCAGCAAACGGCTCTATGGCAGTTGGTAACGTCCATGTTGGGTCTTTGGCAAATATCATGCCTGTGAACGCATCCAGCGTGCGTCCTGTGGCATTGAAGAAGCCAGCCCTTTCCTGATACGCAATGTAGTCAGGGTCAGTTTGGTTAATTAAGCGGGGCAGGTAGTCGTTGCCAGTATAGTCAGGATTATAAAAGCTCCCTGTATACTTGGCCCCATACTGCACCTTTGCGCCGTATTTAACTTGCTGAATTAGGGCATCTCTGCCTTGAATAACATCACGACAACGCTGCCATTTGTAGCGGTTCGCGTCATATTCTTTATGGGTGGTATCGACGCTCATCTAAACCCCTGCGATTTGTGCGAAAGAAACTGTTCCCCGACCAATACCATACTTATACGCAATAAGGTAGCCAATGGCATCGTTTAAATGGTCTAGCCCCGCTGTTTTATCTGGTTCGCCTGATTTATTGTAAGCTTGGCGTTCTAAGCCCTCAATTAAATTAGGGCATTTGTCTGGGTTTACCAGCAATCTACGCACGCCTTGGTTGTGTATAATCTGATTGACGGCCATCACCCTGTCCTTGACGGCTGGGTTCTTGCTGGGAGCAAGCACAGTAAAGTTAGCAGAACGCAGCAAGGTTATGTCCGACAGGCTGGCGTTGACGCTCTTGGTGGCCCCGCCTGACGCATCTGGGTAAACTGTTATCGGATGCCCTTGGTAACGCTCTAGCAGCGCCCTAATCATTGTTGGCGTGTCTCTGACGCCTGTTAGCTCATCAAGTGCCAGCGGATTGTTGTTGCGGATAACGCAGACAATGGCGCTCATGTTGTTCACGTTGAAGTCTAGCCCAATGTGCAAAGGCTCCCTTGGTAATATGCTTTCAAGGGTATAATTTAGTTTGCGGTCAAACTCTGGATAAACGCTGCCAGCCGTAAGGTTTACAAACTCACCATCCAGATATGCGGCTAACAGGCTGGACGAATAGCTGTTCTGTAAGTTCTTAATATAATCTTCTGGCAGGTTGGCAGCGTTGTCGGCAGTCTTGGCGCGATAGAGCGCATAGCCTTCAGCCTTGTTCTTTACCCAGCGGTCATAAACGAAGCGGAAGCCCTCTGGCGTTGTCGCTACGCCCACAGTGTTACGGACAGGCTTACCAGATACCGTGAAAGCTTTCTGGCGGTTACGGGCAATAATCTTGTTCCAGACAGCACGAGCCTTGTCGATAGGCAGGGTGTCAAGCTCATCCACTACGCTATGCGCTACCTCATAACCGACAATGCGGTCAGGTTGCTCCATGTTGCGAAAGATAATCCGTCCTAGTTCCGTTTCCATCACAGCTTTTTGCTGGTTTAGCTTGAACGGAATGTTGTTCTTTTCAAACAAAGCGGGAAAGCGTTGAAAGGCAATGTCTTCAATAAGTGGGTAGGTGGGCAGGTAATACGCAACGTCTTGATATGGGCAATAACGCTTAAGCCGCATAATGCGTGCAATACCCGCAGCCGTCTTGCCAGAGCCAAAGCCGCCAACAAAAGCAGGGAATGGCTCTTGGCTAAATACAAACGCTTTCTGGCTTTCTGTAA